TTCCCTGCATACAAGCGGTTTTTCAGGGGGGACGAATGTCACTCTACAGCAGCGAACATACATGTAACTTACACTTACACTGTAAAACTTCCTGCATATGCCCACTTTTTCAGGGACTACACAAGCATGTAACTTACGTTGTAAGTGAAGTGTAATTCGCTCACTGCCCCGGTGTAACTTACAGTGTAAATCGCAGCCGGATTGTAGTGTAACTCCGGTGGTCACACGCGGGTGCTTATAGATATTCCACCTATTTCTCAGAACAAGCGACCACATGAGGTGGTTGCATTGGTTCTTTTGTGCTATAGGTATAGCCACACTGCTCGTTGGAGAGGGGGGCTAGTGGATATGGACAAGGCAGAGAAGATTCAGCGTGTTCTCAATGACCAGCAGTCTGTGACTCTGGTGGAGGCTGTTGAACTCCGTGTTGAGGCGCTTCGCCTTGGTATTGAGTGTGAGGTTGCCGAGAGTCCTGTGTGGGGCGACTTCACCCTTATTCCAAAGCCGTAAAGCATCTATATCTGACGTTGATTGAGGGCCAACGGCTGACCCGGAGGCAGACCATCCCCTAATACGAGGGAATGGCTCTGACGCCGACAGTTGGGTTTCCGTGTGCCCATCGGCAGTCTCTGGTTGTGGGTACGCGCTCAGGTCCGGCTTTACCGCGTGCTGTATCCAACAGACTCAACCAGCCATCCTCGCCTTGCGGCGACCGGGACGGTGTTCTTTTCTTCTGAGGAAAGTGAGTCCCCGTCTAACGGCTCTGCGAGCGAAGATGAATCGCCCGAACGGCTTCCCTGCTATCTGGGGTGGGGATGCCACCGCTTTTCCTCGCGGAGCATAACAGAACTGGAGAGGTGGGGGCCACCATCCCCCAGATAGATGGTGACCCCCTGCGGCGCTCAAAAGCACTTGTCGAACCCGGAAGACAAGAGCGAGCGACCTGCGGTGGACTTATACCATATGGGACGCCGGGCAACATAGTATGATGTATGTGTGGGGCGGAATTGGAAGAAGGCCCGCGAGAAGGTTGACCTAGAGGGCGAATGCCGGGTGTGTGGCTCCAACTATATGGTTGAGGCCGCGCACTCCTCATACGTCCGCTTTGACGACAACATCGTGGACCCGGAGAGGATTGTCCCGCTCTGTAAGCAGTGCCATATGAAGTACGACTCCCATGAACTGGACATACTCGCCTATCTCTCGTATGAGGAGCAGGCGATTGTCGTCAGAGACTTGGGGATTGTTCGGGCGTATAAGCGCCTGACTGGTGAATCAATCTTGGAGAATTAAGTTGTCTGACCTTAATCGTGTTTCCCTGACCGGTCGTCTTACCGGTAAGCCCGAAGAGCGTCGCACCAACAGTGGTGACGCTCTTGCCACCTTCCGTCTTGCGGTCAACAGCCGCAGCAAGGGAGAGAAGACTGCATTCTTTTTTGACGTCGCCGCATTCGGCAAGGTTGGTGAACTCGTTATCCAGTATCTGGACAAGGGTTCCCGTGTTGCTATTGATGGGCGTCTGAACTGGAAGGAGTGGGAGTCCAAGGATGGCGGCAAGCGTCAGGCGGTTAACGTCATCGCCAACGAGGTCTACTTCCTTGACCCCAAGAAGCAGGAGTCAGAGCAGCAGCGCATTCAGGAGCCTGCTGATGATGACATTCCTTTCTAGTGTCTGATTCCCCAGAGAAGACGACCTGCCCCCGCTGCGGATGGAGTGCCCAGATGGGACCCATTTGTGGCGGGTGTGGGTGGTCCGTAGACCAGAGCAGCGAGGAAGCAAAACATGGAAGGGACTGACCGCCTACAGGAAATCCGCGCACGGCTGGACGCGGCGAAGTTGGTGTCTTGAAGTGTATGACGAGTTGGCGTGGAGGCGTCTTGCACGCTACCGCGATAGATTTGTTGCCCTTCACGACTCCTCAGATGTCGGCGGTATGGCTGACCTTGCAGCAGAGTTGATTGAGTGTCTTGACGAGTCCCTGTCGCGTCTTTCTCTGATTGAGGTTTCCGAGAAGAAAAAGCCAGACAGCCTTGAGGCTCGTCTTGACAGGGTCGAAGCGGCAATTGATTCAATGCACAGAAAGCCCACGAAGGGCGTCTTTACGCGGAGGAAGCGATGAACCAGCAGGAGTGGCTTAGGTTTCGCGAGGGCTTTTCTGAGCAGCGCGGTGCTGTGCATGACGACAGGAACCACCGCTATGCCCACGATGATGACGTCCTCGCCAACTTTAAGAGGAATGCGTATGGGCGCTTGCACCCCCTTGAGGTTTGGCGCACATACGCCGGTAAGCACTGGGACGCGATTTGTTCAATCGTTGATGATTTGGCGAACGGTAAGACCGTGACCCCGTCGCTTGGCGAGAAGGACATCCTTGGCTCTTTCTACGACCTTGCCAACTACGTTGAGTTTGGCGCAGCGCTTGTTTCTGAGCGCTCAGAAGCGCCTGTATATGAAACAAAGCGCCACGAGTTGCCGCTTATCATCGTTGACCTTGATGACACCCTCTGGGACTTCGTTGGTGAGTGCTGTTCACTTGTCGAAGGCGGCATCCCTGAGCCTTATCTGTACGAGTGGGGTGGCATCTACAAGTACCTTGGAGAGCGGACGACTGAGGTCATGGAGACTGCTGCTGACCGTATGTCGTTCGCTGAGCCGTTCCCCGGCGCGGCAGATGCGCTCAACACCCTATTTGATAGTTACCGTATCGGTATCGTTACATCACGCTATAGCGGAACTCTCAACAGGATTAGGGGTTGGCTTCACGATAACCTCATACCTTCGGACTTCGTTTTGACCGGGCAGAAGCACAAGGGCGAGGTTGCGCGGGGGATGGACGCATACGTCATTATTGACGACAACCTTGAGACCCTTCGTGACGCGGTTGACCGCGAGATTGGTGCAGCCTGCCTTGCGCGTAAGTGGAATATTGACGCCGAAGATGATGACCGCATCAACCGGTTCTCGTGTTGGGAAGATATTCTTCACTGGCTTTCTGCGGAGCACTAATGGCCAAGAAGGAAAAAATCCGCACATGCGCAACCTGCGGTATTGCCGTCAGGACGCGCTCTGGGGCTGATGGTGAGGACTGGTACTGCAAAGACCATCGTGTCTGTGTGACCCCTTCCTGCAACTCAATCACCCATACCCTCAACAGCATGTGCCGCGCCTGTCATATCAAGACACGCCCGTCAACCGCTTATGGGAAGCAGAGGATTGTCAGGAAGAAGTGCGAGTTCTGTTCCGCAGAGAATAAGTGGAACGAGCACTACTACTTGACGCACAAGAATAGCCTTGTGTGCTGTGTGTGCAGGAAGTACGTAAGCCGCGAGATTGAATCTCACCAAAAAAGTGTAAGAGCGAAGAACATCAGACGTTGTTCGTGGTGCTCGTCGCGTCTTTCTGCTTACAATAGTGGCAAGATATGCAACGCTTGCTGGACAGGCGCATCAATGCAAACCCGGTCCAGTAGTAAATGGTCAAGCGAATCAAGGATTCCCGTATGACGCCCGGCCAGAGGGTCGTAAACATTGCTTCTAAGTACGTTGGCGTGAAGGAGACCCCAATGGGGTCGAATCAGTCAACTCAGATCAATAAGTGGAGCGCTCACTGGGGGATGAAGGCTGTCCCTTGGTGTGGAACATTTGTGAGCGGCGTTCTGCGTGAGGCTCGCGTAACGGATGTCTCTCATCCTTCCACCTACATGATTTGCAAGCGTGCCGCTGAGAGGGGCTGGAACACAGCCCCGATGGTTGGCAGCCTGATTGTGTGGTGCGGAACCCACGTCGGAATCCTCGTTGAGGAACTTTCCCCGGGTATTTGGCGCACTATTGAGGGTAACACTAGCAATATGGTTGCCTACCGTACCCGCTCCATCAAGGGTGCAACTATTGTGACCTCGCCTGAGGTTGCCAAGAAGCCGACTGTATCTTCTGGTGGACGCGCCTTCTACCTTGAGGACACTGCTGCGCGTGAGACGGTTTATGGCCCGTGGCGTAACAAGCGAAGCCGCGACGTTATGTACGAGAGGCTGAAGTCTCGTAACCCGGACAAGTTGGTGCGCAAGGTTCGCATCAAGGGCAAGTACGCCGTTGCTGTTGGTGATAGGCGCGTGTTTGGCCCGTGGGAGGCGCAGGATATGCGCGACAAGGCAAAGAAGTTGCTTGAGGGGAATATCGGTCGTCGCCTTCGCCCGTTTTCTCGCAAGAAGAAGGTGTCAACCGCAAAGGCCGAAGACCTCGGCCAGACTCAGTAAGGAGTAGAAACCCGTGATTCATCCCAAGGTTTCTGCCGCAGCGTTTGCCGGTGCTCTTGTCACCGTCGTGCTGGGGCTTATTGCTGCATTCGGCGTCGTTTGGGAGCCTGACCCCGCATGGGTCGCTGCGCTTACTACGCTGGTTGCGATTTTCGCCGGGTGGCTTGTTCCGTCGAAGTTCGTCCACCCTGATGATGATGAGTATTTGATTGACGAGGCTCCCGACGAGCCTACGGACACTCCTCCGGAGTGATTTGAAGGGGCGCTATATGCGCCCCTTCTTATTGGCCGACTCTTCGTGCATCATTCCAGTGTCGTCTACAGGAGGGGTTATGCCGTATCACGCGGGAAGCGCTTCGGGCAAGAAGGGTAAGCCCAAGTACCACAAGATGCCGGATGGCACCATGATGAAGGGCGCAAAGCACGCCAAGGAGAGCATGGACAAGAAGCCACCGCTTGGTACTGGTGAGCGTTTTGCGATGCTCGTTTCTCAGATGAAGAAGCGCGGTATGGATGATGACCGTGCAAAGGCGATTGCCGCTGCGATTGGCCGCAAGAAGTACGGCAAGTCGAAGTTCCAGAAGATGGCTGCCAAGGGTCGTAAGAAGAAGATGTCTGAGTCGGCTTACGGCGATATGTATATCCCGAAGCATCGGTGACGATTCCAAAGCGTTACCTGTCCGGTCTTTCACCAGAAGAGAGAAAGAAGCGGATAGACGAGGTTAAGAGGGGCCGCAAGACTTCTACGTCTGATAAGTCGGCCTACTCTCCCTCGCGCTTCAAGACGGACGAGGGCAAGAAGACAAAGCCCTCTAAGTACACCCAACGTGGCAAGAAGTTGCTCGCCAACTCAAACGCAAAGACGTTGGATGCAAAACTTGCTGTCCTTTCTAAGAAGACTGGGTATAGCGTTGGGACTCTCCGTCAGGTCTACAACCGTGGTCTTGCTGCGTGGAGGACTGGCCACAGGCCCGGAGCGACACAGCACGCATGGGCGATGGCCCGCGTATATTCGTTTGTCACTGGCGGGAAGACTGCACAGACCGCAGATAAGGACTTGAAGCAGCGTGCAATGAAGGAGGCTGTTGCCTTCAAGCGCGGAGTCCGTCTTGCTAAGTCTGCGTTTGGCGCAGCCTCTGGCGCGGCTTCTTTTGACACGGTTATGCGCAAGGGCCAGTCGGTCAGGGTGAAGCGTGACCTTGGCGGTGAGGGCGGTGGGCAGTTCGTAAGTTTTCAGGCGACACAGGCTGAAAACCTTAAGAAGTCTGTTGTTGTCGGTCGGCGCGTGGCGCGTATGCGTGGTCGCTCCGCACCGGAGACTCCCGACTACCGGATAAGCACACAGAGCCGCGTCCCAAGCCCAGAAGAGTTGATGGACCAGTTGCGGGACGGCATGAAGGCTTCTCGCGACACGCAGTCCCAGAGAGATAGCACTCCGCTTTGGAAGAGTTCGTCAGACCTTGGCGGGGGACCGGGTTTTTATTCGTGGGATGACGATGAAGACTGGGACGAAGATGACATCGTCAAGCAGGGAATCGAAAGGATTTCCGCAGAGAACACCAAGTCTGGCCTACCCGGTCCGCAGCAGGAGAGGGCGGTCCAGAGGGTTGGGCAGATTGCCCGCTACACGCTTAGCGGCTATACGAACATCAACAAAGAGGAAGAGCGTCTAGTAAACGGAAGGCAGGAAGAAGAATCAAAGATGCACTCACAGTTTCGTGACGCATTTGAGTCTCTTTCTGTTGAGGTTCCGTTTGACCATGCCGTTTTTCGTGGCGGTGGCTCTGGATGGACAGAAGCAGTTTTGAATCGCGAGCGTGGCAGATTCAGAATTGAGTCTCTTGACGATTTCAGGGATATGGTCGGTGAGACGTTCAGGACAGACTCTTTTATCTCAACCAGTCGTGCCCCGTGGGTTGCAGCAGGAAGCGCGTTTCAATATCCGCGCACGATTTCTGTGCCCGGGAGCGATGAAAACATTGAAGTGAATTTCATTTTCAGGATGAGCAGAAAGTCTGGCTCTCGTGGGCTGTTTGTTGAAGAGATATCTCAAACGCCCGGTGAGTACGAGGTTGTCCTTCCGTCTCAGGAGAAGTACGTTGTTCGTGGGTTCACGCTCGCCGGGAACCACCCAGCGCTTCTTGACGAAGACGATGGCGAACCATACAACTTTGAGAAAATCTTCGGTATTACTGACGAGTACAAAGACATTTTTAATATTGACGACCAGATTGAACTTGAGGACCCAAAGGACCTAGCAGATGGTGGCGGAAGGCGGGATATGAGGCCGCTAATCATTATTGAGGTGGAGCAGATTTGAGCGGGAACAAGTTCATAGATGGTGCTGTCACATATCTTGGTAAGCCCTCCCGGCCAACTGAGAAAACGCTTACCTCGCCAGCAGATGCTGTTAATTCTTTTGATAGAGCGATTTCCGCTGCGAAGGTTTCCGGGAAGACACCAGAGTTGCGCAGAATTGCGGCAAGTGCGCTTTCTTCGCTCAGCAAGAATGCGTCAACGACCGACTACATGAAGAAGAACGTTCTGCCGCGTATGCGTGCAGAGTTCTCAGAGGTTTTTGGCGACGATATGACCGAATCTGGTCAGGCGCTGCGTGAGGTTTCCGCGTACAGGCTTGGCAAGAGGTTCGGCAAGGCTGCTATTGCTGCTGCAACCGGTGCTGGGCAAAAGGCAAGCGGTGCTGCAAAGACGGACATTATCCAGCGCGGTGGTAAGAGCGTTTCTGTGCGCAGGGATATTGGCGGGGCAGGCGGTGGCCAGTTCGTAAATGCGCTGACTGCAATGCGTCAGTCAATGGAACGTGCAACCACTCTTGGGAAAAGGGCTGAGCGCGTAAGGCGGCTTGTCGGCTCACGGGACAGGCCGCTCTTCAGCGAACTCCCAAGTGACCCTATTTCACGAAGCGAGCAAATTCGTAAGCGCCAGATTGAGCGCCTTCGTGGTGTTGGTGGGAAGAAGAAGTTGACGGCGACGCAAAAGCGCGAGCGTGCTGCACGACGCAAGGCGGACGAAGAGCGCAGGAAGGCGGAAGAGGAAAAGCGCCGCGCCGAACTCCTCAAGAAGGCGGAAGAGGAGCGCGAGAAGCAGAGAATTGAAGACGAGAGGGCCAAGGAGCGTGCGGAAGAAGAGCGCCGCAGGCAGCGCAGGGAGTCTCAGCAGCGGAAGGGGACGACCGCACGCAGCAGCGCATCGCCAAAGCCCGTTTCCGGGAAGACCGGCAACACGGACATTTCGAAGCAGTCCGACCTCTACGTGCCATCAGAAATTGCGATTTTTAGCGGTGCAAACTGGAAGAAGAATCCCTCGTATGAAGCCAGCGTGAAGGCCGCTCTTGCGAGGGTTGATTCACTCCTTGTGCTTCCATCTGCGCGTGGTTTTGGCAACCCGTCTTTGGGAACGGGGATTTCTGGGATACCCGTCCTGCTGAGAAAGGTTGGCTCTTACTCAGGCCAGTATAGGTGGAACTCTTCTACTGGGAAGAGCGACATAACCATTTCAAGCACATCTGTAAATCCCGAGATGACGATGCTCCACGAGTTTGGTCATTATATTGACAACGAATTGTTTATTTCTGACGAAGACGCCTTTTCTGGGTCCAGCACAGCAAGTGATATTTCTGGATTTATCCCGGGGATGGACGCAGTCATTGAGGCAATATCTGCTAGCGAAGGTTTTCGGCAACTGATTCGTGCCTCTTCCTCTCTGAGCAGCGGCCCAAGTCAGTTTGGTAGTTGGCCAAGTTATTATGGAGATAGGCGCGAAATGTGGGCACGCGCATTTGCGCAGTGGGCGCTTTTGCGCTCAGACGGAAATGTAGAAATGTGGACGGCAAGTACGAGAAAGCAACTTAGTGGCTTTCTCACGCCCCTTCTTGGGACGTCATTCAACACTCAGTGGGAGGACCCAGATGACTTTGCCCCAATTGCAACTGCGATTGATGAACTGTTCGAAGCAGCGGGGTGGTTGAAGTGAAAGAAGAAAAGCCAGACATTTTGATTTTTAACGGGAAGCCAGTGAAGCCTGTGGTTGACCCATCTGTCAGAAAGATTCTTGAAGACCTTCAAAAGCAAGTCTCTTCTATGAAGAAGAACAGCAAGTAGTTGCAGTTACTATCTGATTAGGGTTATTTTTCACGCATGACGTTGCCAGACCTGCCGGACTATCTCGTTGACGCATTTGAGCGTGGCGTTGCCGCCGGAGTTGCCGAGACGATGAACGAGTCGAAGAAAGTTCTTCGCGACCCGAAGGGTGGACTTACGGCTGCTGGGCGTGCCTACTTCAAGAGGAAGGAAGGCGCGAACCTAAAGCCGGGCGTTCGCGGGGCGGCTGATACGCCGGAAAAGATGCGCAGGAAGGGTTCTTTTCTTACCCGCTTTTATACAAACCCTTCTGGTCCAATGGTTCGTCCTAACGGTAAGCCAAGCCGACTCGCACTTGCTGCTGCTGCATGGGGTGAGCCGGTGCCAAAGAACGCGCAGGATGCTGCACGCCTTGCGGCAAAGGGTCGTCGCCTTCTCGCCGCCTACGACAAAAGGAAGAAGCGATAGATGGTTGACGACAACAACGTTGACGAGTTTCTTGAGAGCCTTCTTAAGGGAACGCTAAAGGGGCAGATTAAGAAGATTGCTAAGCGCGGTCTTCGCAAGCCTCCGATGCGATACCCCGCTGGGTGGAAGGGCGAGCAGGGCGAGGTTCCCGGCGGGTTTGCCCGCAAGGAGGACATTCCCGCTGTCCGTGGACGTCAGGGAAGAAGCCCTGCCCGTTCTAAGGGCGGTGCCCGTGGACGAACTGCTGCGGCGATGCAGAAGGACGCAGAGACTCGTTCTGCTGTTACCCGTGCCGCACGAACCGGCAAGTCGGAAATGGAGCGCGGCGAGGCGAGGAAGGCGCTGCGTAGCGCGGCAGACGCGGAGCGCAAGAAGCAGGTTGAGAAGACCGGCGAGAAGACCGGGAAAATCAACTTGCAGAAGACAGTCAAGGATACGCCGGATTCTCGTGCAGCAGAAAAGGCAAGGCGCGAGAGCAGCGCCCGTGGCCGTGGCTTCCGCCGTGTTTTCGCACTTCTTGACAGGAAGGTCAAAACCTCAGACAGCAAGGCCGTTGACCTTGTCAACACGGCTGTCAGAAATGCACTGGATGATAAGGCGAGCGAAGGCGACCCAAACAAGATTAATGCTGCGTTCAGTAACGTTCGCGGGATTGTTATGAGGCAGATTTCTGAACTCAAGGGCCTTACTGGCGCTCAAAAGCGTGAACTTCAGGCGGAAGCAAAGGAACTGATTGCTGAACTCCGTAATGCGCTGAAGAAGGACGTCGCAGACCGGGTTGAGTTGTCAAAGGTTCCCGGCAAGGGCGCTCAGGGTCGTGCTCCCGTGAAGAAGACCCCATCTGGACGCACAAAAACTGTGTCTGACGCAACCGGTGCCTCCAAGGGTCAGCCGCGCACGCAGGTTGGCGAGAAGAAGTTTCCGGTGAAGCAGGAAGGGCCAAAGCGGAAGAGGTTCCCGGGGCCACGACCCGTTGGGAAGAAGGGGAACACCTACGGCCCAAACGTTCCCGGCTCCGTTGAAGATAAGGACGGGGTTCTTCAGCCTCCCGAGACTCCTCGCCGCAAAAAGGGCAAGAGCGCACTCCCCGCTTCCAAGAAGGGTGGAATGACGCCTTCGACCGGCGAGAAGATTAAGGACATTGAAAAGCGCGATAAGACCCGTGGTCGTCTTCCTGCTGAAAAGGGAAGGCAGAAGGGTCTTTCCGACAAGGAGCGCGAGGCTATTGAGCGCAAGAGGAAGGCCGACGCAAAGAAGAAGATGAAGGAATCTCTTGTGCTTGATGTTGTAAGTCGGTTTCCTAACACGGAAAATGTATGACTATGGTGACACTCTGATGTCGTCTAACATGGTTATGCAAAATCTGCCTACTAATACAAGCGTGGAGCAGAGTATGGATAGTGGACATAACGAAATCCGTGAGTCGGCGCGTGTCGCCGCCATTGATTCCGATAAGCGCGAAGTCGTGATTGACGTTATTGAGGCTGGCCTTGGTAACTCACGCGACAGGCGTCTGTACGAGGCTGCAATGCTCTCGCAGAGTCCCGACGTATTTGTCGGTGCGCAGATGTTCGCTGACCACCTTTCACCAGAGGTTGAGAGGAAAATGCAGGGCCTTCCTCGCTCTGTCCGTGACCTTACGGGCAGCATTAAGGAGGCGTGGTGGCAGCCGGATGGTGGTCCGAGTGGAAATGGTTCTATTCAGGCCCGTGTCCGAATCGCCGCGCCTTGGCTCTGGGATTTGGTGAAGAACGACCCTGAACTTGTCGGGGTCTCTATCAACGCCGTGGGGCGTACACGCCCCGGTGTTGGACCTGATGGCAAGCCCGCGCACATGGTTGAGTCAATTACTCAGTGCCACTCCGTGGACTGGGTTGCTCAGGCTGGTGCGGGGGGTCGAATTGTTGGCTTCCTAGAGTCGCACTACGGACAGGGGGATACGGAAGTGTCTATTGATTGGGAGGCTGTGTCCAAGGAGGACATTGCCGAGCATCGCCCGGACTTGGTTGACGCATTTGAGGCCGACGTTTTCAAGACTCTTGAGGAGTTGGAGGCGTCGCTCATGGCGGAGATTGAGGCCGAGGCTGAGGAGCAGGAGACTGAGCCGGTCGCTGAGGAGTCTGTGGAGGGCGAGACCCCCGAGACTGCTGACGAGGACGAGGATGTCCCGGCGTCGCGTGACGACGACGAGGACGACACCGATGATGTCACGTCTGACGAGCCGGAACTGGTTGGTGTTGCTGAGGGCGACTACTTCACCTATGACGAGGTGAAGCAGATTGTGCTTGAGGCTGCACAGGCTATTGAGGCGAAGTATGAGGCGCGTGAGCGCGTTCGTGAGAATCGCCTTATCGCACACGACGTTCTTGCGGAGTCGGGTCTTCCCGTTCTTTCGCAGCAGGCCATTCGCAAGACCCTTCAGGACTTTGATGGCGACGCTCACGACCTTCGTGAGTCGCTTAAGGAGTCCATCAAGGAGAAGCGGGCGGAGTTGTCGTCGGTCACCGGTCGCGGCGTGCAGGGCCTTGGCCCCTCGCTGTTGATGGAGGCTGATGGCAGCGACGATGGTGAGAAGGACCAGCCTGTGTCGCAGGCTGGTGCACACACTGCCCTGCTCTCTGAGTTGGGTCTGGACTAAAGGAAGGGGTAGCCACACATGGCTAAGAATTACCGTGGCACCGGCAGCGTTGTCCGCATCAAGTCTGCGGCAGCGACGGTCACTGCTGGTAGCCCTAAGGTGGAGGGCGGCTTTCACGGCATCGTCGCTAACTCCGCTTCGACCGGTGGGGCGTACTCGCTTCACATTAGTGGTGAGCACGAGGTGGACTTTGTCACCAGCGCGGTGCAGGGTTCGACCGTGTACATCACTGACGCTAACGGCGCCCTGACGCTTTCGTCGGGTTCTGGCAAGCGTATCTTTGGCAAGGTTTCGGCTGTGCCGGGTGCCAGCAACACGGGCACCTACCTGAAGGAGCCTGCTTCCGGCAAGATGTGGGTCATTCTGGCCCACCAGAACGACGCGGCTTAGTCGCGGGGACACGGAAGGAGTAACGAATAATGCGTACTGGTTCGTGGCCCCGTGAGGTGCGTCTCTTTGAGGCTTACCTTGACTGGGCTGAGAGCGACAACGCTGCTGGGTTGCGCGAGAGCGGTTCTTCGACCGACTTCGCCAACTACCTGAACAACGTTGTCGGCAAGCGTCTTATGAAGGTGTACCGCGAGGCCCCTGCTTATTGGGAGCGCTACACCACCTCGTACAACGTGCCGGACTTCAAGCCGCTTTCGATGTACGGCCTCACTGAGGGACAGGACCTCCTGCCCTTCGATGAGGGTGGCGAGTACAAGGACTCGCAGATTAGCGAGCGTGTTGGCCCGACCATGACGGTTTCGACCTACGGTCGTCTGTTCAGCATTTCGCGTAAGGCTCTCATCAACGATGACCTTGGTCTCCTCCGGGACACCCCGGGTCGTCTGGGCCGCGCTGCTGCTCGCACGCTGAACCGTTCTGTGGTTGCCACCCTTGAGGGTAACGGCAACTCCTACGACGGTACTGCGCTGTTTCACGCAGACCACGGCAACCTCGCCACCGACGCCCTGTCGGAGTCGGGTCTGGCTGCCGCTGCGCTGAAGATGAACCAGCAGACCGATGACAACGGCAACCCCATCATGGTTGCTGCCGACCTGCTGGTGATTCCGGGTGGTCTGGAAATGACCGCTCGTCGTATCCTCAACTCTGTTGAGGTGACGATTCAGGGTTCGGGTTCGACCCCCGCCTACGGTGAGGGCAACTCCAACGTGGTTCGCGGTTACGTGAACTACGTGGTGGACCGCTACCTGACGGATGCCAACGACTGGTACCTGTTCGCCAACCCGGCGGACGCTCCGGTGATTGGTGTGGGCTTCCTGAATGGCCAGCGTGAGCCGCAGACCATGCTGAAGGACCCCGGTATGCGCCTTGTGCTGGGTGGTAACGACCCGTATTCGATGGAGTTCGACGCCATTGAGTACAAGGTCCGCCACGAGTGGGGTACTTCGATTGTGGACTGGCGTGGTGCCGTGAAGTCGGCGGTGGCCTAGTGCCTCCCAAGAAGACTCTTACGGTTGAGGAGAAGGTGGTGGATGTCTCTCAGGAGGCATCCACCCCTCTCCCCCTCCACAGGAAGGCTTCTGTTTGGCCTCGTGTTCCTCGCACTAAGGATGAGTTCCGTGCAAAGGATGCGGCCAAGGCCGTTGATTGCGATGTTGCTGACATCGCTGGATACGGGTTCCGCGCACCGCTTGACGTTGACGGAGACCCTATTCTTGAGAAGGCCGTTTTGACGGTCGTCTTCACGGATGGGTCGAAGAAGGCGGTTGAGCACCCTGTTGCTTAGTTAGCCCCAAGGAGGGTTTGTGAACAAGCCAACGGCAGCAACCCTCCGGGCTGACACTCGGATTGACTGGGCCGGGACGTTTTCGCTCCCGGCCCCGTCTTCCGGGGATGACCCGATCACGGCAGAGATTGACCTTGCGTGGGTTTATGTTGAGCAGGTTTCTGGTCGTGACCTTGATGAGTATTCGGGGGACCTAGAGCCTCTTGTTAACTACGCGATTAAGTTGCGCGTAGTGCAGCAGTCTGCACAGCAGAAGGGCACCTACGCAGATATTTTTGGGTCTATTTCTGGCATCCAGTCATTTACTGTGCCCGGTTACTCAGAGACACGCGCTGTTGCTCAGTCGTCAAAGAATGGCGACCAGCGCGACTATAGGTATAACCCGTGGAAGCCGCTTGATGAGGTGCTTCACCTTATTGCCACTCAGGAAGCACGGGATGCGGCTATTCGTTCTCTTACGATGACGTATGAGCCAAGCATTGCCTTTGAGCACACGGATGAGGTCATTCCGCTCTATGGCATTGAGCGGGATATGCTTGATTAGTGCCGCTTGACCTAGACATCTGGATTGACCGTGTCCGCGTTTACAGGACAGTCCCCGGCCCAAGGGTTGAGGGCGAAACCCGTGTAAACAAGACACGTTCTGAGTGGATTCCTGCAAGGATTCCGCCACGCGAGGCTGCTGAATCCGTAAATGGAGAGCGGCCAAAGAAGGTTCAGGACATACGCGAAATCACATGCTCTGTCCTTGACCCATCTGGAACGAGGATTGAGATTAAGCGCTCTGACCGTCTTGAGTTGCAGACCGGATATCAGGGTTCATACACAGACCTTGGAATGTGGGACGTGCTCTCAAACCAGATTCCTCGTGGGCGTGACGGAGAGGAACTTCTTCAGTATCTGCGCGTGCTTAAGGTTGATGAATATTGAGCGGCGCAGTTATCACAGGAAGCGTGTCCGACTCCTTATCGGATTTTGCAAAGTCTTTCCCACGGGAATACACAGGGTTCGGTGGTAGGAACACAGACTGGCTTCGCGATGAGATTCGTGCAGAAACCCCCGTTGGTGACGGGGCACACGTAACACACCTGCGCGACAGTTATTACATCGTCGGTCCACGGACCACGGTGAGGACTGCGACTTTTCGCGTTACTACAGACGTTGAATATGCTCCTTGGGTTGAGTGGGATACGGGTATACACGGCCCAAGCGGTTCCAAGTACATCATTACCGGTAAGCGCGGAAATCTCTTGAGTTTTTACTGGAAGAAGAAGGGGAAGAGGGTAGTAACTCGCTATGTCATGCACCCCGGCTCTGCCGGTGCACATATGTTTGCGAAGGGTGCAGACGCCCTTGAGCGTGCTCTTCCCAAGAGGATGAACAACCTCGTTATCCAAGAGGCACGTCGCCACGGATTCCGTGTGAGGGCCGCTTAATGCCAGACCCGTGGCCCAAGGACCAGATTGAGCACGAAATGCGGTCTATCCGCAGGATGTTTAGGACATACGACGAATGCCCCGACGAGTTCCGCATCAATGATTACGAGGGGACTTTTATTCGTCCCAGCGTGAGGCTCGTCCTTGTAACTGCTGGCATGGAAACAAACGCCGCAGCGGTTACTTCGAACAGGTCTATGACCGTCGTTTGGTTTGGTTCAGACTCTGACGACATTGCGTTTATTGAGTCTGAGGCAAGAAGCGCACTGGACTGGACTGTCCAGTCGCTTACTCGTGGGGACGAGGGCTTGCGCCGGGCAATCCCCATCTATGACTGGTCTGTTGCTAACAGCCCGTCACCGACGCGCTTTGTAATTGATATTGACGGCGCGTCTGTAAGTGGTCAGATGGTAAGAGACGAAGCGGGCCTATATTCTATTCCAGTTGACTTTCGTTACACTGTAAGAACTGTAAGCGCCCATTACGTAAGCCGACCGCCTGCGCTGCAAAACATCTACAAGGATGTCGAAATTGACTGACAGCAATGAGGCCGCTGTGACTGAAGAGGCGCAGCCGGTGAAGACGGAGAAGAAGAAGGCACCGAAGGTTGACCCCAATGCTCTACCGGTGAGCGTCTGGGTTGCGAACGCGGAGGCTGCACTTGGCCAGCGTCCCGAAATTGTTCGCGCCGCTCTTTATTTGGATGGTCGTGATACATACAATCGCGACCAAGTGAATACTGCGGTAAACAAGTTCATGCAACGACCGGTTGAGCAGGAGGGTTAAATAGATGCCTCTCGGAGGAACTTGGTCTAGCGTTGACCCGCCACAGCGTGCGGGTCTGTTCGTCAACGTGGACACCGTTCCCGCGACGGCACCGGTCGCTGACTCTTCTGGGGTCATGGGCCTTGTCGTCACGGCGGACTGGGGTCCGGCCAACACTATTGTGAATATTTCGGCAGCCAGCGAGGCTGCTGCTTATTATGGCATCGGCTCTGATGCTGAGTTTGCCATCAATTCGGCCCTCCGTGGTGAGGGCCTTCCGGGGCGTGGTGGCGCAAGCACCGTCCGCGTATACCGTGCCGCTGCTTCTTCGGCAGCGAAGGCTTCTGTTGGCCTTGATAACACGGCAGCGCCCCCGACTGTTGCAATCACGCTTACTGCCCTTTATCAGGGAACCCGTGGGAACAACTTCACGGTGACCGTGCAGACGAACGCTGTTGACTCGTCGCTTAAGGACATTCTTATCTACGAGGGTACGACCCTCCGTGAGTCGTACACGTCGCTTGACCCCGCTGAGATTGCTGACATCGTTGATGTCATTAATGGCCAGTCGGTTCTGGTGACCGCTGCTGCTGGTGTTACTGGGTCGCCTCTTGCAAACGTGAGCAACGACGCATTCACGGGTGGCGCTTCAGGCTCTTCGCTTACCAGCACCGAGCACGCCGCTGCGCAGTCTGCCTTTGAGGCGTCAAGCACCTTCACGGCGTTTGCGGTCCACGGGCTGACTGACAGCACCATTATGGGAACTTACGCTGGCTGGTCAGACCGCCTGAACAGCGAGGGCAAGACCTTCGTCATGGTTGTTGGTGGAAATCTTGGCGAGGCTACTACTTCTGCGATTAGCCGCACGACGAGCCTTGACAGCGCCTACGTGGTGAACATCTACGGCGACCTCACCATTGACGGTGTTCAGTACAAGTCTGCCGATACGGCTGCGCGTGTGGCGGGAATGATTGCTTCGGCTGGCGCTTTCCGGTCGGTGTCGTTCTCGCAGGTTCCTGACGCGAGCATGGACTCTTCCCCGACCAACGCTCAGATTGAGACGCTGGTCCGTGGTTCGGTAATGCCATTCTTCTTCGATGGGACGACCGTGCGCTTGCAGCGTGCCCGCACTACGCTTCGCACGACGAGTGTCACGAAGCCTGAGAAGTTCAAGTCGCTTCTCTTTGTCCGCAAGGTGCAGGAGACCCTTCGCGGGCTTGACGCTGTTGCCCTCAGCATTCTGGGCAGCGCGGGCGCGATTAACACTGAGGCTGGTCGCGCCTCCATTCTGGCTATGTTCCGTGCGAAGTTGGAGGAACTTATCCAGCGTGGCATCGCCCTTCCGGGTGGGAACGTCTACTACGACGAGTCTTACGACAACACGGGCGAGTCCCTGTACATCGTCTTCGCGATTGATATGGCCCCCGGCGTTGAGCAGATTCTTGGCCGCATCGCGATTCCGGCCTAGCGGGAGGCGCTTAGGTTATGTCTACTAATTCAATTCCTGATGTCTACCCAATCCACGGTCGGTTTGGGGAGTTGTACGTCGGTTCTCAGGTCGTTGCAGAGTGCACCGGCATTGAGTTCAATGTCGAAATTGAGCAGGTTGAGGTCAATCAGGTTGGTGCTCGCTGGACACGGCAGATGCCGGGCCGCGTCAGCGGTAGCGGTACCCTGAACCTCCTTAAGGTCTATTCGATTTGGGAGGACGTTGTTATCAACTACGCCTCGCAGTCGGTGAGCGACCTTCGCGCTGAGCGCGACGCGGGCCGCAAGGCGTTCCCGTCGTTTACTCTGCTGGTGGAGTTGAATGATCCCAACGCTCTCCAGTCCAAGGCTGAGAGCACTACCCTTAAGGGCGTGCGCTTCTTCCAGATGACTGGTGGCTTTCAGGTCGCAGACCTGATTAACCGCGATATGCCGTTCTCTTTCTCTGGCATTGAGCGCACTCAGGCTATTCAGGCCCCGCCGGGATACACCATCCCGACGTACACGCCCGACGCCTAACCGGAAAAAATAAGGGGGGGCTGAAAAGCCCCCCCTTCTAAAATAAGGAGACACCAATGCCCTCTGGTGATTCCCCGGTTGAGGTGGCCCATGAGGCTACTAAGACCGCTCTTGATGCGTTTCTTTCTGCCGACCCTAATCGGCCAAAGGCAACGCGCACGCTCCATATCAAGTCGCTTGACACCGACGTGGTAATCCGCGAGGTCAGTGACCGCGAAATGGAGACTGTCCAGCAGCGCTCTCAGTCGAAGAACCTTTCGGCAATTGACACCAACGCAGAGGTTGTTGGTATTGCGCTTGTGGACCCCGACCTTTCCAGTCCTGATGTTATGGAGAGGTTTTCTGAGAAGTTCGGTGGTTTTGTGACCCCAGCCGACATTGTGAAGTCGGTTATGAAGCCGTTTGAGGTCATGCGGCTTGGCGAGGAGGTCATGGACCTTTCAGGTGCCGGAGACGATGCGGTAACTCAGGCAAAAAACTGATTGAGGCGGGGGGCCTCGCTGGGGCATTATGTGCCCTAATGAGGTGGGGAGTGACAGACCTGTATCGGTTCTACAACATGCCTAGTATTTCGGCAGACGGGACGCTCCCGCCCCCGCCCAGTCCCCGTCGCCTTCAGGCGTTCTATCTCGCGTGCGCAATCGTCCTTAATGAGAGGGAGGAAGCGCTCGCGAAGATTGGTTTTGGTGGATAGATGGCTCGCGTAGAGGCAGTCTTTGCGCTTCGTGACGATATGTCGTCAAAGTTGCGCTCGCTTTCAACGACCGCAAAGGGCACAGAGACTGCCCTGCGCAGCCTTCGGACTGAAGTCAACAAACTTATCGAGCGCCTAAGGGTTCTTGACAGGAACGACGTCACCGTCCGCATCCGGACGTCTGGTGTTGCACAGACGAACGCCCAGATTACGAGCGTTCAGCGCCGCGTAAGCCGACTTGATGGCTCTACTGCCACCGTCCGAATTAGGACTGTAAGGGAGACTGTCGGTGGCGGTGGTGGGGGAGACTTTACGAGTCCGGAAGTAAGCCCCGAACTGCGCATTCCCGGCACTGACATTAGTTCTCGCGGTGCGGCAAGAACGATTCGTTACTTTGAACTTCGCTCTCGGATTATTTATGGCCTGTTGATTGGTTCACTTGGTGCGCTTGGACCGCTCACAACCGCAGTCCAGTCGCTTGGTTTGCTTGTTCAGGCGACCGCATCTGGGTTCCTCGCGCTTGGCGGTGCAGCAGCAGCGGCCTTTGCTATTGGCTCAAAGTTCTTTACTGATTATGCCGACAAGACGAAGGAGCAGATGAATGAATCTGAGCGTGCTCTCTTCGACTCTATTGAGCGAATCAAGAAGGCTTTTAATCAGGTCGTTTCTGAAGACGAACTGAAGAGGTTTGGGTATCTCTCTGCCGCTTTTGTTGATATGGGGACGCGGATTCTCCCCCTGTTGGACAAGCCTCTTGAGCGGTTTCTTACTACTTTTGAGCGCCTTCAGAAGAGGTTTGAGGAATCTTTCTTTGAGCCTCGCAATGCGAGCCTGTTCAAGAACGCGATTGCGCCGCTCCCGAAGCAGTTTGAGTCACTTTCCGCTGCTGCTGGTCAGTTTGGCCGTATTCTTCTTGGGCTTCAGGTCGCGGCGGCACCAGTCGTTACACGCCTTTTCCAAGACATCGAAAAGTATCTTGGACGGAAGGCTGACTATCGGACAAGCGCTGAGGGCCTTCGCAAGAGCCGTGACTTCTTCCGTGATATGCGCCCAATTCTTGACCGTGTAAGTCGGTCGTTTGGCAACATTTACGACAACCTTGCGTTTATTGGGCGTGAGGGGAGAAGTTCTGTAATCCCAATTCTTGACGCATTCGACAACCTTGTTGACTCAATTGGAGTTGTTCTTGGCGCGGGTGCCCGCGACTTCGGGCAGTCGCTTGCTGGTTTGATTAACAACCTTGCTGACATTATTGATGTTGTTGGCCCTGCGGTTCTTAAGTGGCTTGGTCGTCTCGCCGCCGCTGTTTCAAACATCCTTGACGTCGGGCGCGGTCTCCCCGGTTGGGTTAAGGGTGTTGGAACCGCGCTTGTGGCATTTTTGGTTCTTCGCAGGATTGTCCCCGGTATGGGTGCCTTCGTGACTCTTCTTGGTCGCATGGTGAAGTTGCTGATGACGAAGGGTCTTGAGACTGCGATTGGCAGGTTTGGTGGACTTGCACGCCTTCCTCTGCCCGGAACCGGCGGAACGATTGGTGACCGGGTTGGCCGTGTGGGAGTTGTGCCGGTTCGCATTGTCGGCTCAGTTGTTCTTCCTGTAACGATGGTTACGGGTCCGCCCGGTGGACCTGTTGTTACCCCGACCCCCGGAGGAGACGGCAAGGGCAAGGGCAAGGGCGGCAAGGGCGCGGCGCTTGGTCGCGCTGGACTTCGCGCCATACCCGGACTTGGAACCGTGCTTGGCGGTTTGGAGGCCGCCACGATTTTGTCCGACGAGGGTCCATTTAGTAAGCAGGCAACACCACAGACGATGGCTGTTTCCAGAATGCTTGCCGCTCAATCTGCTGGCAACAAGGGTAAGGGAATTGTTGAGGGAGTCCTTGACGGCATCCCCGCAACAAAGCAGTCCGCAGCGGGTTTGAGAACTCAGGTTATGACTGAAATTAAGAAGTTGCCGCCTGAAATGCAGACGGCAGCGGCTGACGGTGCTGCAAAGTTTATTTCTGAGTTGGAGTCCAAGAACACTCTTGCCACCGGCTCAACTCAGGTTTTCCTTGAGGGCGCACGTAGTGAGATTGCCAAGTTCAAGGAAGAAATCGCTGCGATTATGCGCGACCTTGAGACTGTTCGTGCGGGGCAGGCGGCTACTGCCGGTGCTTTCTTGGGTGGCATGGCGGGACCTGTTCCCGAGAGGAACGCACGCGGTGGGATTATTACCGGCCTGACCCTTTCTACGCTTGGTGAGCGCGGCCCAGAGGCAGTTATCCCGCTTACAAACCGCGCCCGCCGTGAGCAAATCATGCGCGAGGCCGGAATGGGCGAGAGGCCCGCACGAGGGCAGCGGGCCTCTTCGCCCCTTGTTCAAATTGGGAGCGTCACTGTTAATGACGGTTCGGATATGGACTCTTTTGTTTCACGCCTTGAGAGCGCAGTCCGTCGCGGACTTACGAACCTCCCCCACGCAGACGCTGAGGCGATGCTGGCATGAGTGTCCTTAACCTGACAAAGGCGAAGAGCGCCCCCAACGGGCGGATTCTCGTTTGGAATCCATCAAAGCGTGGTGGTTCTGGTTGGACGTGGCTTCACCTTCTTAACTCAAAGAGCGACCTTCGCCCTTGGGGTGGCCCGCGTGCACCTCAGGCCGGGGCATCTGCTGCGACAAAGCGTGCACATGCAACATTTCTGTCACAACTCAGAAACCGCGCCCAGTATTTGGTGCTCAACGGGCCATCGGGAGAGGAGGGCGGGGCACCGGGCGAGGGCTATTCCTCACGTGGCTCTGGCGGGAACATTGTTGATGTTGAGTCAATCGCACGCTCAGTCAGGATTGTCTCTGACTCGCTCACAAAGACGACCCTTCCCGCTGTTGGTTTGTGGTTCCCTGTGTCACCAGAGTCATACGAGGTAAGTAATACGTATGACTGGGAAGAGGTTGACATCATTGGTCTTGGAAGGACGGCACACTCTGGAATCAAGGGACTGCCGTCTATCCAGATTGAGGCGATTCTTCCGGGCGAATACGACCCTGCCTACTGCTTGGGAATTACGAGTCAGGAGTATTTCCAGACACCTGCGCAGTGGATTAAGTACGCGAATGAACTCGCTGAGCGAATGGATGTGTTCCGGCTTGTTGTTGGGAACAGGCGTTCGTATGAGGGGTCTACTGACTACTCGTTCAACGAACTAATGAGGATTACAGAAATTACGTGGGGCGAAGTCGCTGGTATGCCGTTTGACCGGAGGATTCGCGTTTCGTTTTCTGGTTACCGGAAGCAGTCAATTCAGTTTGCTGGTGGCGCGTATGCCCTTTCACGCAACCTCCCTAAGGTTCACAAGGTCAAGAAGGGCGAGGACTACCAAGACATTGCCAAGAAGTATTACGGCGACGTTTCTCTCTGGAAGTATGTTGCCGACCACAACAACGACTCGTTCTCAAAGAGGGTGAGGAGTTGGACCAGCAAGACCCGCAAGCAGGCATACGAAATCTCTTTTACGAAGAAGAGCATCAAGTTGCCGCGCCCAAGGAGTTAGGCAGTGACGGTCCTTGACGTACCCCTCCGGCCCGGTGTTCTCTCTGAGATTGAGGTCACCGCCTATCCCTACAAGTCTCAGCCCATACTTTTGAAGGATGTGATTTCTGGTATTGAGATTCGTGACGAGGCTGCACGATGTGCCGTAGAGGTCGCGATAACGCTTGACGATGTTCGGGGAATTGCAAAGACGCTTGCCCCCGGAACTTGGCTGACTATTGAAGGTCGTTCGCCAATAAACGGCAAGCGAATCAACATGACTCCACGGCTCTACGTCTGGGAAAGGTCTGTATCCGACAGCAGGCTTCGCAGCGGGACAGTCACTGCCCTTGACACGGTTTCGTTTCTCCAGCGTCAAGGTACCCGGAACTTTATCTTTCGGAAGACAAAGTCTAAGAAGGACGGATGGACCGCTTCTGAGATTGCGGCAAACATCCTTGAGCAGTATGGGCTTGCTCGCTTTGCGATGATTACCCCAACGTCATACAGGATTAAGTGGTTCAACCTTCAGGATGTAACCCCATATGAAGCAATCCTGAAGGCGTACATGAGGGATAAGCAGATTACTGGCGCTTCGTATCGAATTCGCGCAGGTAGGTCTTCCAGAAACCCAGAGGGCGGGATTCTCAACCCCGGGATGATTGTCATTGAGCCTGTCGTCTATCAGGACTATCGGTGGGCGCTTACTGACGAGCAGAACATTATTTCTGCCGACAGGACCGAATCGCTTGATGAGTTTGCAAGCGAGTACACCGGTCTTGTTGTGAACTCTGACGGCAAGCAGGTTGCTAGCGTCACAGTCTCTGATTCGAACGCAACTGCACGGTACGGACGGATTAGAAAGTTCGAAGTTCTTCCAAAGAACACCCGCGCCAAGGATGCCCGGCGTGCTGCGCAGCGCGAACTTAGGAAGAACCTTTCACTTAAGCGAACTGCGAAGATTGAGGCGGTTGGAAGTCCAACTCTACGCGCAAGCGACCTTGTTTATATCCGCGACAATGGCACGGGCCTTGATGGCAACTATTTTGTTGCTTCGGTAGACCACAGTATTGGTCCCGGGGGCCACACAATGACGGTGGAGTTGTCTTACACCGCCAAGTTCCCGGAGGCTGAGGTATCTGAAGATGAATACAATCCAGCCGCACGCACCACTCGCGTTGGCCCCGGTTCTCCTACTGGTGCTGCGCCCGGTGCAATCAACTACAGCGGTCTTATGGGTGAGCGTGCTGTGCAGTGGGCGTCAACTCAGCAGGGCGTTCCATATGTGTGGGGTGGGACAACGCCGAACAAGGGGCTTGACTGCTCAGGTCTTACGATGCTTGCGTGGAAGTACGGTGCAAATGTAAGCATCCCTCGCGTTACTTACGACCAGATTAAGATCGGCGAGAGCGTCCCGTCTATTTCTCAAGCCGCGCCCGGCGACCTTGTCTTTTACGGCGATGGCCACAACGCCCTTTATGCTGGAGGTGGCAAACAGTGGGAGGCTCGCAGGACGGGAACGCGGATTTCTCTTAACCCTGTCCGTGGTGGGATAACCTCAATTCGTAGGCCGGTACCACTTAGCCGTCAGGGGACCGGGACTGAAACTGGCTCTGGTGGTGGTACAACCTCTGCTGGTTCGCGCATCGCAAGGTCTTCTGCTGTTGGTGACGAGTGGGCGAAGTCTGTTGGTGAGGAAGAGACGAGCATCGGGTATCCGACAGGTGGAGCGTCTGGCCAGATTGAGCCGCGCCTCAACGAGGCAATTATCCAACAGCAGTTGCGCAAGATTGGTGCAGAGGCTTTCTTCGTAAACCTTGCTGGCTCTTTCTTGCAGTACGGTGATGACTACGCAGTTGACCCGCTGTTCTTGGTTTCAATCGCCGTTTATGAGAGCAACGCCGGTAAGTACGGTCCTGCGCAGAGGACGAGAAATATCACCGGGTACGGCGGCGGGCCATCAAGTAAGTCATTTAACTCATTTGATGAGTGCATCGCCGCAACCGCTGGGCCTTCTCTTTTGCAGGGCGCAGAGTATGAACAGCGTGAAACTATTGACCAGATTTCTGAGCGATATGCCCTCTCCAGCGGGGTAACAAACTCCCCAAGTGTTTGGGCAGCAAACGTTAAGCGCATTTACCGCGAGATTTCTGGTGGTAACCCGTCTGCACCGGTGCGCGGGAAGGGATACATGGAGAGGATTCTTGCCAGATAGCGTAGACAACTTGGCCGCTTCACTAATCGCTATGGTTGATGACCGCTCTGGGGGGAATATTGACCGCTCTGTCCCCAAGGTTGATATTGGGCGCGTTGTCTCGTCTAACCCGGTGAGGGTCAATATTCAAGGACTTAGATTGACGCTGGAAGAGGAGGACTTTGTGACAGCACATGGTTACACTCCAACCGTGGGTCATGTGGTTCTGGTCATCCCTGTGTTTTCTGGCGGGTTTTTTATTATGAGGGCAAGCGCTTAAATTGGCTTCTACGCTTCCATTTATTACTGAGTTCGGCCTCCAGCCCGACCTTCAGCCAGACTACGTTTCTGATGCAACTCAGGTTGACTCAACTCCGCCTTCACCGCTTGGTGTTGACATCGCACTTGATGCAATCGGGGAAGACCTCCTGCTTACGCCGGAATTTGACCTAAATATTTGCAGCGAGGCCGTTGCTTTGTCGCAGTGGGTTCAGACTGCACTTATTACCAAGCGTGGAACGGAACTGATTTTCAGCCCAGACTTTGGGAGCGACCTCCCAGACATTATTGGAACGAGCACGTTTACCATCAATGACATCGAAGAGCAGGTAATCGTTGCCATTGAGTCCGCTCTTTCGTTTCACGACAGGATAGATAATATTCAGAGCGTGAGGATTGGATTCATTGACGACTACCGTCTTGCTTTTGAGGCGACCGTGATTCTTGACGACAACGCAGTTCTGACGTTTAACGGAGCGACCAGTCTTGGCTGAGATTGACTTCAACTCTCTGCTTCCATTTGAAGACGAGAACACCGTTGTTGCAAGGATGCTTTCTGACCTTCCTGCTCCTCCGGGCGGTGAGTCATATAACACTCGCGAGGGTTCGGTAATCCACGGACTCTTCAGGCCGATTGTTTTGGAGCGGGCACGCCTTCTTTCATACGCTGAGGAACTGTTCCGTCAGTCGTTTATTGCTTATGCAACCGGCGAGTATCTTGATGTACGCGCTGAGGAACTTGGTGTTTCACGCGGAACGGCTTTGAACTCAATCGTCACTATTACGGTAACTGGTGACGAGGGAACCGTCATTAACTCAAATAATGCGGTTTTTGCTTCTTCTGGTGATTCGGCAACTGGTATTGAGAGCGTTTCTTTCGTGCCGAATGAAGAGGCAACTATCCCATCCGGTGGGAGCGTTTCTGTTCCCTGCACGTCAACTACTGCTGGTGCAAGCACGAATGTTGACGCCGGACAGGTGACTCTCGTCATTGAGGCACCAGATGGTGTTACTTCAGTGACTAATGCTGCTGCTGCATCTGGTGGAGCAGACGAAGAGGATGATGAGTCGCTTCGCCTTTCTCTTGCCCAGCGCCTACAGGCACTTGCTGGGACCGGAAACGCTGCTTACTACAGGTCTGTCGCTCTTCGTGAGCCAGACGTTCAGAACGTAAACGTTGACGACCTTTGGGACGGCAACGGGACCGCTTTGATTACGCTGTCTGGTCGTCTTGCGCCGTTTGTTGACCCTGAAACGGTCGCTCGTCTTCAGAACTTCTTTGACCCATCTGTCAAAAATATTGCTCATTTTGAGGGGGACGAGACGTGGACCGGTGGGAGTGTCTACAGCGAGGCGCTTGAGGGTCAGAGCAGCCGTCAAATGTCTGTTTTGCACAGCAACCCCGATGAAGTAATGAGCATTGCGTTCGGAACCGTTCTTGACCTGTCCGCCTTCAACAGCCCAAGTAACGAAATAAGCCTGTTTATCAAGCGCGTGAGCAGTAGCGCGAGGCTTCAAAACTTTACTATTGAGTTTTCTTCTTCAAATAGTGGTACCGCTACTGCGGTCGTGAGCAGCACCACTATTAATGCGCTTTCGGGAATTGCGAGTAGAGCGACCCTCGCCGTCCCGGTTTCCTCTTTTACCCTTGCGGGTAGTTTTAATTGGGCAAGCGTGAGTGGAGTTGAGTTCACGCTTCAGGCTCCGAGCAGTTCTGGCGACCCAAATGTCGTCGTGGTTGACGGGCTGCGCATTCGTGCTGTGTCCGGCGGATTCCTTTCTGGTCAGGTTCCGCTTGGTATTCAGGTAACGGTTAGGTCTGCACGCGCATCAACCGTAAATGTTGATGCAGACATCCTTCTTGATTCTGGTCTTGTCGTTGATGACATTTCCGGAATTATTGAGTCTTCAATCAGCGACTACTTCCGCAGGCTGCCTCCGGGTTCTATCGTTCGCGTGTCCGAGATTGCAAACATTATTCACGATACTCGCGGTATTCTTGACTACGAGAACATCATACTGAACTCTCTTGCGGCAAACACGAACATTGACACCCTTGACTCAGACCAAGGCCCCATCCTTGGAACGTTGACTTTGCAGGCGATATAGGGGCCAACTATGAGTGCAACTGTTCCTGACTATGTTCCTTGGCACATTTACGAGCGTGACATCCAGCGCCTGTCTGATGACATTGACCGACTGGTAAACAAGATTGATGGTCTTGTTGAGGTTATTGGTGGACTGACGGTTTCTCAGCATCGCGATGACGTTATGGAAGAGCACCGCCGTGAAGATTCTTCGCGCCGCTGGAGCCTTGGGCTTGCTGTATTTGCGGCGTCGCTTTCATGCGCTTCAGCAATTCTCGTCGCGTGGGTAAGCAGCACAATTTAGTTGGCTCTTGTAATTAACATGCCGGTTTGGCAGCCAGAAACCGTTGGTAATGGCCGACTTCTCATCATCGGTTCAATTGCGAGCATTTCTGATAACCCTCAGTCAATCCGCTGGAGGGTTAACGGTCAGCATTGGGAAACTGGCGTCGCGGCGACAGATGTACCCGACGAATTCTCTTTCTGGGTGCATGGGTATCGTCAGTTGCCCGGAACAGAGTTTGAGCCGGAGTGGATTGCTGTTGATAACCACTTTGAGGCACCGTCTGCACGCGAGGTCTTGTACCTAACGATGCAGAGCGCATCGCTAATCCCGAAGCAGACAAGCGTTTTGAATGTTGATGCGACACCAAACTCTTGGTTTTGGGAAGACGGAATCATTTATCACAGGCCACTCGTTGGTGAGCAGCCTTCTTCTGTGCCGGTAACTACGCCGTCTTTTGGCGAGGGCGAGCCTCACCGACTTGAGATTCAGACCCAGTCTGGTGCAGTCTTGTTTGACGAGACTTTTACGTGGAACTGGCCGGTGCGTGACACGGTGTCGCACCTAATTAACACAACTTCACCTTCTTTTCTTTCTGAGACTCAAGCGGCACGCGATATTTACTTTGCTCAGGCGCGTGCAATCGCTGATATCTACTCAATCTTTGACGACTACGCCCTCCAGTCGTTTCCTTCGTCTGCAACGTGGTCCATTCCCCTGTGGGAGGAACTTCTTGACCTACCCTCTCTCGTTTCTCTTTCAACGCAAGAGCGTGCGCAAATTGTTGAAGAGAGCATCAGGGGTGTTGGGGGTCTGCGTACAGAGTTTTTTGATGCGCTTGATGACCAAATCGGTACTCAGGTAACTGTTACTGATGACTACGGTAACTACAATGTTGTATTCAGGCTGAACTTGAGTGGTACAGACCCTTCTGCTGCGAAGTATCGCTCTGCTGCGGAGGCTCTAATTGCTCGCATCAAGCCCGCTGGTATTCAGACTTCAGTAAGTTACGCAACGTTTATTTCTGGCGTTTCCCGTGCCGGTGACGCTCTTTAGCCGGGGGTATCTGTGACCGCTCCAAAGCAGGTTGATTTCGTTGACGGCGTGACTGTTGTTGCCGCTGATTTTCTTGATCGGATTCAGGAGATTCAGGCAGGTCTTGCAATCAACATGGCGCTTGCCATTTCTGGAACGTCGTTGGTTTTGCCAGCCGGTGAAGGGAACAGCGTGTCTTCAATTACTATTGGGGACAAGTTTCGCTATCTGGAGACTGCGCAGACACTTTCCTTTACGTCTTCGGATGCCGCCGGTTCATACGGCATTTGGGCGGTTACGTCTTCGACTGACTCAAACCCTTCTTTTTCTCTTGAGAAGGTGGCAGGAAGCGGAACGCCGACCGCTGACTACTCTCGTAGGGTTGCAACGGTCACTTGGGATGGTTCGTCTACGCTTTCGAACCTTGTTCAGTTGGCCGGTTATGATAATCACGGTCACATGCACACTTTGGCGGGTGACCCGCTTCCTGCGGAATCTATCTCTTCTTCGCAGATTGTTGACGGGACAATCGTTCTGACAGACCTTGCCAGCAGTCTTCAGAACCTTCTTGTTCCTGTTGGTTCCGTTTTCCCATACGCGGGAAGTTCTGCTCCTTCTCAGTACCTTTTGTGCGACGGCTCTGAGGTTTCTCAGACGACATATTCTGCGCTGTTTTCCGCGATTGGCACCGCATACAACCTTGGCGATGAGCAGGCCGGAAACTTCCGTATTCCCGACCTTCGTGGCCGTGTTCCCGTTGGGAAGGACAACATGGGTGGTACTGCTGCGAGTCGTATGACTTCAGCAGGTTCGGGAATTGACGGGACAGCGCTTGGTTCGGCGGGTGGTTCGCAGACGCATACACTTTCTGCGGCGCAGTCCGGTCTTCCTGCTCATAGTGTTAATGCAGACGGTGGTCACACGCATTCCGTTGGTCTTGCCGGTGGTCACTCGCACGGCGGAAGCACCAGCGGTGTCGGAGACCACACACATGGATATACCGCTCCATTTACCGGGAAGAGCATTCGGCAGGGAACGGGAACATTTACCGGCGCAATGGAGGCGGAAATTACCGGCGGTGGTACTGGTGGAGGTGGCGCTCACTCACACAGCATCGCTACAGACACCGTTGCAAACCACAGTCACGTCGTAGACGGCGGCTCGCATACCCACACAGTAACCGCTCAAAACGCATCCTCTGCGCACCAGAACACACAGCCGAGCACCATTCTCAACTACATCATTAGGTTCTAATGACAGCCGGTCGCTATGACATCGCCATTGACCAAGGGTCAACTTTCCGCAAGACGATTACGTGGAAGGACTCTTCCGGCAACGAAATTGACCTGACCGGGTATAGCGCACGTATGCAGGTTCGCCCTACGTATTCATCGTCATCAACAACACTGAACCTTACGACTGCAAACGGTGGAATTACGCTAGGTGGCGACGCTGGCACCATTGAGTTGTACGTCTCTGCGACTGCGACTGCTGCGATTCCAACGACTTCGCCAAGCCAGTTCGCAGATGCATTTGTCGGTGTTTACGACCTTGAGTTGGTCGCGCCGAACAGCGACGTCACTCGCCTCTTGCATGGGGACTTCATCGTGAACCCTGAGGTAACCCGGTGAGCGTCACTGGTGACGCATTTATTGAGGTAGCAATTAAGAACGCCTCAGATGCAGCAGAAGAGCACCTTAGCCTTTGTTTTGAAAGCCTTGATGACCCCAGCGTTCAGGTTGAAACGGCAGGACCATTCTGTGGCTGCAATACCTGTGTTGTTCGCGAGGTAATTGCCAAAAGTTGGCCATACATGCGCCTCATTGCCATTGTTGAGTCGGAGGACGGCTAGTGTCAGATAATGGTTTTGAATACTTTGAGTCGTCTAATGACCACGTTCATGTATACGTTACCGACGATGCCGTTTCGGTTGTTTCGGTTGGTACACAAGGACCTGCTGGCCCAGCGCGGCAGACATATATTTACAATCAGAACCAAGCATCACAAACTTGGGTAATTAACCACAACTTGGGACAATACCCTTCTGTAGTAGTAATTGATTCTGCTGGTAGTGCAATTATTTCTGACGTACAATATGATTCCGAGTATCAAGTTACTCTCCGCTTTAGCGCCGCTTTTGCAGGCAGGGCCTACCTTAATTAAGGAGAATTAGTGAAGGTTCTTAACAATCTTGATCTTGTTCAAAACGAGATTCAGAACGCGGTCGTCCAGAACCTCGCGACGGCTCCGAGTAGCCCTGAGGTTGGACAGGTCTATTACGACACTGTTCTTGGATACCTGCGTGTGTACAACGGTTCTTCGTGGGACCGTCTTGATGACAACTGGGTGTCGTCTGTTGGTGCAACCGCTCCGATTCAGAGCAGCGGGGGCGCAACCCCGACCATCAGCATTGACGCGGCAACGACTTCCGCTGCCGGTTCGATGTCGGCTGCCGACAAGACGCTTCTTGACGGGGCGACGGCAACCGACACTGCCAACACGCTGGTCAAGCGCGACTCCAACAAGCGCTTCCGCGCTGCCGATCCGAGCGACCCGCAGGACGTAGCCACCAAGTCTTACGTTGACGGCGTTGCGTCTGGCCTTGATGTCAAGGCGTCGGTTCGCGCTGCGACGACAGCAAACATTACTCTCTCCGGTGAGCAGACCATTGACGGCGTGAGCGTCGTTGCTGGCGACCGCGTTTTGGTCAAGGACCAGACTACTGGTGAGGACAATGGTATCTACGTCGCATCGGCTTCGTCGTGGACTCGCGCATCTGACGCAGACTCTAATGCGGAGGTAACGCCCAACCTCTTCACGTTTGTGGAAGAGGGCACTGTCAATGCCGACTCCGGTTGGACACTCTCAAACAACAGTTCGATCACTCTCGGCACGACGTCCCTGACGTTCTCGCAGTTCTCTGGTGCAGGCCAGATCACTGCCGGTGACGGTCTTACCAAGACCGGCAACACGATCAACGCCGTTGGCACCGCCGGTCGCGTCAGTGTCAGCGCCGATGCGATTGACATTGACTCAACCTACGTCGGTCAGAACACGATCACGACCGTTGGCACGATCACTACCGGAACGTGGAACGGCACGGACATCGCTGTTGCGGACGGCGGTACGGGAGCATCCGACGCGGCGGGGGCAAAGACCAACCTTGGGTTTATGACCCG